GGAGTTATCATGCTTTTCCATTTATTTTTAATACCTTTACGTAAAGAATCAGGATCTGTTACTTTGCCAGTTGCTTGATATCCTTTTGCAAACCCTTGAGCAAATGCACCTTTAGGTTTTTTGTTTGGATCTACTTTAGGTTTTTTATCTTTATCAGCCATTTTATTGCACCCTTTTAATTGGTTTACCGCCCATAATATTGTTATCCATGTCTAACGCATTAACAGCAGTACCATCTTTGTTTTTCTTTTGTGGTGCTACTGGAACACCTTTTTTATCACGTTTAATTTTAGCATTAGCCGCAACCGGATTAGCAACCGATGCTACGTTGCCCGATGCTGTAGCGCCTGCTGTAGCACTTTCTGTTGCAGGTTGTGCTTCGCCTTCTTTAGTTAAATAATCCCAAATCTTTTTACCGCCATATAGTATAGCAACAGCGGCCAATGCTGGAATTGCATACTTAGATGCAAATGCTGCAACTTTTCCAAACCCTGCATTACCAAATGCGGCTGTTATTTGATCTCTTATAGCATCAATGCCATCTCCGGCTTTTGCTACAATGTCATCAACTGAATCACCAACAGCGTCAATTGCATCACCTGCTTTCTTAGCAACATATGCTCCGCCACCTACTGTAGCAGTTGCAACAGGGTGCTTAATTGGTGCTTTAGCAACACCTTTTGCAACAGCACCTGCTCCTTTAGCAGTTTGTTTAGCAGCCTGTTTGCCTAATTCTTTTGCGCCTGCAGCCGCTGCGCCTCTTTGTGCAAGTATTTTTGCACCTTGTTTTGCTGCCCAACCACCTGCAATTCTTACGCCTGCAATAATACCAGGTATTAATAACGCTGGTAATGCTTCGTCTAATTGAGTTGACTCTTTTTTAATTGATGTAATTTCGTATATCTTCATTTTTAAATCCCGAATTAACTTATATTGTATTTATGCATCTTTACGATTGTGCAAAATATCTTTCATTACTCTTGTTGCTGTATCAGTAAAGAACCTAGGTGCAACACTGTGTACTACTAGTGCTGGTACAAGTAATTGTAGTTGTACGGCTGTTTTTAGTGCAGCCTTCATATGTTCTAATCCTGTTTCGCCTTGTTCTTCTAAGTGTAATTTACATTGTTTGCTAAACATTATTTCTTCTTCTTTCTACCTGACTTCATATTAGCACACCAGTGGTACATTTTAGCACGTTCGCCACTAGATTTCTTTGCTTTTGCTCTTAAACTGGTAACACTACCGTTACAACTAGCACCTGACTTCTTTACTCTACCAGGTCTGCTTTTGCCTTTTTTCTTACCATCAGCAAAGTTTTCTTTTATGTTTTCTACTATATCGTCGATCATATGTACACGAGCATATTCTTCACCTACTAAACGTAATGCATCTAGTCTGTGATGTCCGTTAATTACTCTACCTTTACGGTCAATCTGTAACGGAGCATAGTCGTCTTCTAATACACGTTCAAGTTGCTTTGCTAATTTTTCGTATGTTCTTTCTTTTTGTACACCACGTAACTTAGATATTTTAATTTTACCTAATGGACCTTGTGCCTTCATTTGTGGAGGTGCTTCTCCACCAGTTGGCTCTTCGTCATAGTGGGCATCTTGATAGCCTTGAGCATCTTGTGTTTTATAACCAATACGATTAAGTTGCTTCATAAGATACTTCATTTCTTTAGCGCCTGCATATGGAGCAATCATTATGTCTGGCTCGTCCATATTTCCGCCTGCTGGAACATCTTTTAAGTTTGCTAAGTTTGTACCTACCTTAATAAAGTCGTATGCTGTGTCTGCTTTTGTAAGGAATGTATTTTTAGGATTAGCAAGCATGTTGCCTTCAGTCATGCCTAAGTTAAATGCAACATTCGTTTTAGAACCTTTTACTTTTTTAGGATGATTTTGTGGTCTGCCGTCTTTGTCTACTTTAAATCCAAACTTTGCAGCTTGTTTTTTAATTTCGTTAGGACCGACATCAGGCGTAGTGTTAACACCTGGAACAATTCTTCCTCTTTCAAATAACTGACGAAGATTCATTTTGTACGTCCTCTAAACTTTACTGGTCCGTTCATATAAGGTAAACTAAACCATAATTTAAACCATTCTTGGTCTCCGGGTTTTATACCCATTTCTCTTTCTTTTTGCTTTAGTTCGGTAGCAGTATGACTCATGTTCTCTAAAGTATATTCTTGATATCCTTTAAACTCATTAACTCCTGCTAACTTTACTATTTGTGCAAGCTCATCCACGTCCTAAAGCCTCAACTATATCTTCAGAAGTAATACGATATCTTTTATCACCATGTGACTTAATTTCTTTACCTACCATAAATTTTAATAGTTGAGAAAGTTTTTCAACATCGTTTTCTTCCATAACATATTTTTGTATCATATCACGTAGGTATGATATTAATGATCCTTTATCCACTACTAAGTCGCCTTCGCCAAGTGCGCCTGCTTTAAACGCACGAGAATCGCCTTTAGCGGCCATTGCTCTACGTTTTGCAATTTTATCTTTTACACTATCTTCTTCTGGTGGACGTTTTTTAACTTTTATAGTTGCACGTTTTGGATTTTTAGTAGCAAAGCCTAATATTTCGTTTGTTTTTTCTAATTCAGCTTTTCTACGTGCAAGTTCTTTTTTAAGTTCAGGATCTTTAGCAGTGTTTGGATCTGCTTGAATATCTTGTAGTGCTTTTTTCTTTGCTTGATAGTCGTCGTTATTCTTAGCCGTATCTTCTTGTGCTGGTACTTCGTCTTTAATTCCCATACCTTTACGTACAGCATTATACATTTCTTCTGCAGCTGCTAGTTTAGGAACACCTTGAGTAAATGAATCTAAGTCTCCTTGAGCGGCAGCCGATCTCATCTTACTTGCACTCATGCCTTCAGCACCTTCTGCATCCGGATCACGTTCGCCTGCATTTATTACTTTAATACTATTGAAGTTATATTCTTTACCGTTATAATCGTTAAACAGTTTATCAAAACTTTCTACTCTATCAGAACCTGCAACATATACAATATCAGTATATCCTAACTTTTCTAATAGTTGTAACATTTGAATTGGTGTACGTACTTGCGGATGCCCTACGTTAACACCGGGAAAAAATTCTTTGGCAAATCTTAATTTCTCATCGAACGGTAGTGGATTATCTTTTGGTTTTTGTGTTTGACTTAGGAAAATGTAATGATCACCACTTTGGCTTTTTACTTTGTTTACAAGTTTTTCATGTCCAATAGTAGGTGGATTCATACGACCAAATGCCGCAACCGCTACTTTCTTTTCTGCTTCGAATAATTCTCTTACGAACATGATGATTCAGCCTTATACATTCCTTTTTTAACATTAGGCATTTCTTCTGCATATAGTTTTTCTATTGCGGCACGTCTGTCGTCTACCGGAAATAATGTTTTAGAGTCATGTGGCAAATCATATGCATTACAATAAGCGTCACAAGCATTATCAACGCATGGACCTATGTCTTTAACTGGATCACATTTTTTACCTGCATCAAGTTTATCAGATATATTAGCCATACATGGGAAAAATTGCTTACGATAAAACATAGGATTATTACGTATAAAAATACATAAGTCTTCTACGTTATCAAAATCTAATCTTAAATTACTATTATTATTTCCTAACTCGTCAATACGCATATTACCACTTCCTACATGACCAGTATCTTGCCTTTGTACGCGGTCCTGGATTATCACAGTTATGTCTAGCACGGAATGAGCGCCTTGCAGCTGGATTATTTTTTCTAATCTTCATTGACTTACCTTTAACACTACTACCACCGTGTCCAAAGTTTACTTTTTTAACATTACCTGTCTTTGGGTCTTTAACATAAACTTTAAACTTCTTAACATCACCTTGCATAGGCTTGCCTAATTTAACTTTACGTCCTCGGTATTCTGCTTCGTCTATCGGGTCATCATCTTCGTTGTACCACAAAACACCATATTCTTCAAAAAAGTCATCATCGTCTTCGTATGTTTCTTCGTCTTCGTCGAGTTTATCATTTGTAGATATTTCAATGTCAAAATCATTGTAACCTTGATCAAATACATATTCACTTAATTTTTGTGCAAATTCGTCTGCTTCTTCTGATGTAAGTTCTTTTGCTAGAGGCATTTCAAATATCGTAGCACCTTGCTCTGATTCAAATACATAACTTCCTGGAAATACTGACTCATTTAAGCCTTCGCTTAGTGTGTCCTGTTTTTCCATTACTACTCTTATAAAGTGTTCCATGATGCTTCCTTAATGATTTAATTGAATACTAGTAACTGTTCCATCTGTCCAATTACTTACAACAGCTCTTACCCATACATAGTTACCTGTAAAGTTTTTAATATGTGAGCCTGTTGCAGATGCACTATCGTCATGTTCTGTTGAATCTAGTGTAAACCAATCATCAGAAGTTGGATCAATTGCAAGTGTTGCCTGCATTTTAATCTTACCTATAAATCCGGTTATATTATATTGTACTGTATGTAAACCGTCTGCACGGCCATAATAACCGTCGCCTTTATACTTTTCACCTGTGTAGGATTCTATTGTACTATCACCAGGGTGTGATTGATTAGATAATATTGTTTCGCTCTGTGCCATGTAAGTATTTATCTAAAACACTACATAGCGACAATTTTATCAATTCGGCGAATATTGCTTAAAAATAAGTTAATTAATGCAAGACTTTTCTCATCTCTAACAAAAAAATAATATCCGTCTACATAACTGCTTTCTTCACACTTTCTAATTAGAGTAGGACCTGCCTTAATTAAATTAGGATTATTATGTACAAATTTAGCAAATTCAGGAGTACCTTTAGCTCTGCCTAAAGTAACTTTATAATCAAATTCAGGATACGAGTCAGATATAATAACATTAGGTTTAAGTGTATATGCTGAGTTAGGCTCCCAAAACTCTCTAAAACACTCTGGAGTTAGTGTATTCTTAATAGATGTAAGCCATTCTTTTGAGTTAGAATATATACTCATATGAGATAGTTCGATACGTAATGTATAGTCGTCAAAGTTATACAAGAATCGAATTAACTTTTTTGCGTCATTAAAGTGAGCTGTTGTTACAGGAATCTCTCTACGCATACGTTGTACAACTAACGGTTCACCGTCTTGCTCGGCACTATCTAACCTGTCAAGTACCATTCTTGCATGAGTTAGATTTTTATTCCGAAATATATCGGCTAAACCGTTGTTGATTACTAGTTTGTATACGTATTGATCGTAAAAAAGTTTAGTTGTATCATGTGTTTTCAACTGTCGATTCCTCTAATACATTTAGAGAGACCTCACCGTTTACAATGTCGATTGTTAGTGTTCCACCAGTTTTTAGTTTACCGAATAACAATTCTCTTGATAAAGGTCTTTTAATTTCTTTATCAATAACACGTTGTAATGGCCTTGCCCCCATCTTTGGATCGAAGCCTTTATCCACTAAGTAGTCTAGTGCTTCATCTGTAATGTTAATAACAACTCCTTTGTCCTTAACCATATTTTTAAGTTCAACAAGAAACTTGCCAACAATTTTCATCATTACAGGTTTACCAAGTTTGTTAAATGTAATTACACCGTCGAGTCTATTTCTAAACTCTGGAGCAAAAAACTTTTTCAATTCAGTATCTTCATAAACTTCTTCTTGTTCGTCACCAAATCCGATTGAATTCTTTTCTGCTTGTTTAGCACCTAAGTTAGTTGTAAGGATAATAATGCTATTACGAGCGTCTGCCTCTTTACCATTTGATCCAGTAACTTTACCGTTGTCCATAATTTGTAACAACAGTTGTGAAACATCAGGGTGTGCTTTTTCAATCTCGTCTAGTAGTAATACACAGTTAGGATTTTCTTGAAGTTTTGTAATTAACAAACCTGCATTTTCTTCGTGTCCTACATAACCTGGAGGAGAACCAATTAGTTTTGCTACAGCATGTTTTTCTTGATATTCACTCATATCAAATCTAACAAGTTTAACACCTAATTCGTTTGATAGTGCTTTTGCTGTTTCTGTTTTACCAGTACCAGTTGGTCCCATAAACACAAATGAACCTACAGGCTTATCTTCTGGCTTTAGACCTGCTTGACTAACAAGTATCTTATCAACAACTTCGTCAACAGCAGTGTCTTGACCGTATACAACTTTCTTAATATTTTTATCAAGATTAACTAAGTTTCCAGATTCTCTTTCAGCAACTTGTTCAGTTGGAAGGTTAATCATTTTACTAAGTTCAAATTGTACTTCTTCTTCACTAACTGTACGCTCTCCTTCTGGAGTATTAGACAGTTTGAATCTTGAACATGCTACATCAAGTAAGTCAATTGCTTTATCAGGTAATTTCTTATCTGATTGATACTTTACACTTAATTTTACAGCCGCATCAATTGCTGAGTCTGTAATAGTAGTTGCATGATAGTCTTCATAGTATTTCTTAATACCACGTAAAATATCTTTAGTCACTTCATTACTAGGCTCGTCAATTGTTACACGTTGGAACCTACGCATTAATGCACGGTCCTTTTCAAAATATTTACGATATTCTTCCCATGTAGTTGACGCAACAACTTTAATGTTACCTTTAGCAAGAGCAGGCTTTAGCATATTTGCTAAGTCGTTTGCACTATTGCTACCTGCAGCTCCTGCTCCACTCATCATATGAGCTTCGTCAATAAACATGATAGTTTTGCCTTTGCTTTTTAAGCCTGTTAATACAAGTTTAAAACGCTCTTCAAAGTCGCCTCGATATTTACTACCAGCAAGCATACTACCAATGTCAAGATTATACACACTGAACTCTTTTAAGAAGTCTGGTACATTATCATTAACAATATTATATGCAAGGCCTTCAGCGATTGCTGTTTTACCTACACCTGGATCACCGACCATTAGTACATTATTCTTTTGTCTACGACCTAGTGCTAATGCAAGTGATTCTAGTTCTTCGGCTCGTCCAATAACAGGATCAACTTTGTTCTTTTTAACATCGTCATTTAAGTTTGTAGTAAATGCACGTAACGCCTTTTGTGCGGCTCCGCTTATTTCTTCGTCCTCGTATTCAGCTTCGAACTCTGAATTAATATATTCAGCAAATTTTTCTTTCGTAATACCTACTTCTTCAAGATAGTAAGTAGCCATTGATTTCTTTTCACTGAGTAAACTTAACATAACATCAGGAAGTGTAATTTCAGGACGGCCACTAAACAACACTTGTGTAAATGCTCTATTAAGAACACGTTCTACAGATGATGTTTTCTTTGGCTTATATTTTGTTTCTTCAGTTTTAATATCACCAAGTTTTTCTTTAAGGTAATGCTCTAAGTTTGATTTTACAAAATCAGGATCTGCTCCGTAACCTTGAACTATGTTGTAAAAGTTCTCAGAACAAAGCATGGCAAACATGATATGCTCCAGTGTAACATATTCGTGCTGAAGCGACTTAGCATCACTTATTGCTTTATCAAAAACTAACTGTAGTTCCTTACTTGGTTCAACCATACTGTTTTTTCCTCTGTTTTCTCATTTTTTTCTTAGCTAAATCTAATTTTAATCTAGATACTCTATCTACAAATTCGATCCCTTGTAAGTGATCATATTCATGTAAAAAACATCTAGCATCTAAATCGTATAATTCTATTATACACTCTTTAGCGTCTGTGTCAAGATATTTAACTATAATTCCTCTAGGACGTTTTACCGATAATATTAGCCCAGGCCAACTTAAACATCCTTCTGGCATATTTTCCATATTAACTGTTACACTTTCAATTGTAGGATTGATCATTGCAAACGGTTCTTTATTTTCTAACAAGTGCGGTTTCATTACTAAAATTTGAGCATCTAATGCAACTTGGTTAGCACTAAGTCCAATTCCGCCTTCTGCAGTCATAAGTGTAATCATTTCTTCTGCAATAGACTTAGCATCTAATACATTAAAATCAAACTCTTTTACTGTTTTTTCTAACCACGGATCTGGGCTTTTAACTAATTTCATTTCTTCTCTCATTTATCTCTCTAATCAATTTTAGTAGTTCTTCACTGTCAGTTTTAAATATTTCTGCTTCTATAGTTATATATAAGTTTCCACGTCTACCTGTGTTTATATTAGGCATGCCATTATCTGTAATATTGAATGTCGTTTGATTCTGTGTGCCTTTAGGTATCTTTAGTTCTAACTTACGACCGTCTATTGTTTGTACTATAGTTTTACATCCAGTAATCATGCCCAGTGCATCTACTTTGTGTAGAGTATACAAGTTGTCTCCGTCACGCCTATAAAGTCTATGCGGTTGTATTTGTACCCTACAGTTTAAATTGCCTCTACCTCGTCCAGGAAACTCATTACCAAGTCCTTGGTATCTAATTGTATCGCCGTCCTTTGCACCTTTAGGAATATCAATAGTAACTGTTTCTTGTTTGCCTGTGTTTAATTGGTAATTAGCAATTAAACTTTTACCTCTAAAAGATTCTTCTAGTGTTAACTTAATGCCTAAGGTTACATCCATATTTCCTCTAGGCTGAAATCCTCCACTAAACATATTATTGAAAACATCATTAATATTTTCAAAACCAGCAAACCCTTGTCCACCATTAAATCCTTGTGATCCACTTTGCCCAAACGGACTTGGATTATCGTACTCAGATCTTTTTTGGGGATCTTTAAGTGTTGCGTATGCTTCGTTAATTTTTTTGAACTGTTCTTCGTCACCACCTCTGTCAGGGTGATGTTTCATACTTTGTTTCTTGTATGCTTTTTTAAGTTCTTGGGCAGAAGCGCCTTTAGGAACGCCTAGTACGTCATAATAGTCCATACTAGTACTTATTTGTTAGTGAGCTACTTCTTGCTAGTTCCGGTGTATAGTCCAAACCATGCTGCACCCGCACCAACAACAATACTAATTAAACCTGATTGTTCCATTGTAGGAGCCGCTAAGTCCATATACCAAATTACACATTTGTAAAGTAAAATAATATAAACAGTTAAGAATAATCTTGGAAATATTCTCCAAGCATCAACAGCTCTTGCCATATCAATAAGTCCTTGATATCTGTTTTTAGAACTGTCTACGGTGCTAGTATCTACTTCTAGCTCAATATTAACTTTCTTAGTTTGTGTGTCTTCACTCATTTTTTCTTTCCCTCAAGTTTAGATAAGCGAGCATCGATCTCTTCGATCTTTTTTGCTATGCTAGGATTGATCGTCTTCCATGCATCAGGATCTTGATCTAACCAAGTCCATCCATACCTGTCTCTAAGAGAATCAAGTAACCAGTCCCATTTACTGTATGCCCATAATGCCATTTTAGTATCACGCATGTATGCAATGAACAATGCACCAAATATACTACCGGCTATTGCTGTATAAATCCATAGACGGTCGTCCGCCATTCTCTCGATCATTTCCCACATAAAGTGCCCTCGTGTGTTTATTATATTGTACTATTATTTAGCTGATTTTGTCTATAATAAAGAAGGCTAGAAGCATGAAACCAAACACAGATATTTGAATAATTGAAGCCCAAAAGACTTGCTTCATTGGGTGAATTTCTGTTAGTTTTTCTATAATAGATTCACTTGGCGCTAGATTTGCGTATTGGAGTACTTTTTCTTTTTTCATTTCTTATCCCTGCCCTGTAGGCATCAATCTTTTTTCCTTGTTCACGAATTGCTTTACTTTCAGGACTAATCGGTTTAAGCCACCAGTCATATTCTTTTTTCATTATAATAGTACCAATAAGCAAAATAACATTACCCACCATAACCAGTGAGCTGATTTAAGTTCCTCTTTAATATCGTTAAAAAACTTTTTAATCATTATTAGGTCCTATTATCATTTCGTATGATTGGAATTTATCACTGTTAATATAATCAATAATTTTTTGTTTGCCCTTATCAACGTATTGTACTACTTCAAGGTCATAAGGTATTTCAACTTCAACAGTCATTCTTATAGTGTTAGGTTTTGTTGGGTTCGGATTTGGGTAAGACACTATACTATGTGGTTTTGTCTAGATTTTTTCGCTGTGCGAATCTTCCCTGATTTAGATCTATAAGGCTTTGTTTCAATTCCTTTTGTACCAAGGCCTTTACCGTGTATTAGTTCTGCCATAAACCAAGATAGTATTACTAATACAGTTGCTACTATTACAAATAAAAAACTAAATCCTATTACTTCTTGTATACTCATAACTTAATAATTAATGCTGTTAAAATGGCTATTAGTAATACGTTTGTCATAAAAATACCTATTGCTAGTATTGTATGGTACCATATCCATCTTGTTTTGTATGCGTTCTCTATTGTAACTTCATTTGGATCGATATCATCTTCCATGACATCAATTACTTTTTTTGCAGGCTTAGTAATGTGACCTATATCGTCTATAGTTGCTTGGGCCTGAGCGAATTGCCTGTTGGCTTCTCTTTGCCAACCCCACTCTAAGAATCGATCCCACCAGTTCATTTTACTCCTCTACGAACAAGTTCCCGTTGGACCTTAACTTTTATTTTTGGTCTTGCATTACTGCTTTCTAAATAATCTGTAAGTTCAATAGTTGGAGTTGACTTTAAGTAAAAGTGTTGTGTTTTCTTTTTACCAGAGGCCTTATCTCTAATAGTTTGTGATGGTTTAAATTTTGCTGGCATTATTTAGGTCCTCCGTTGTGCTGTCTTATTTCTCTCTTTTTATCCCAATCGTCGATAGCTTTTTTAATTGAATCTTCTGCTAGTACAGAACAATGTATTTTGATTGGTGGTAAATCTAATGCTTCTGCAATATCTTTATCTTTAATTTGTCTTGCTTCGTCTACTGTTTTACCTTTAAGCATTTCAACAAACATTGTTGAACTTGCTATAGCACTTCCGCAACCATATGTTTTAAAAACTACATCTTCAATTTTATCATCTTCGTCTAATTTAAGTTGTAGACGCATTACATCACCACAGGCCGGCGCTCCGGACATTCCTGTTGCTACTTTAGGATCTTTTGGATCAAACTTTCCTACATTAAATCCTTCAGGATTTGATAATACACCTTTAAACCTTTTTGTTACTTCTTCTGAATATGCCATAATAATTCCTTAATGCATGTACTCATCCCAGTCGAACGCTTCCATATCAACGCCGTCTTGGTACATGTCCCATAGTGGAGATAGTTGTCTTAATTTTTCAACTACGTCTAATAATGTGTCTGCTGTTTGGTCAATATCTTCGATTGTAGTTTGTCTTCCAAAACTAAATCGTATACTACTGTGTGCTAGTTCGTCTGCTCTGCCCAAAGCACGTAATACATAACTTGGTTCAAGTGTTGCACTTGTACATGCACTACCGCTACTAACAGCAACATTTTCTAAAGCCATAATCAAACTTTCGCCTTCAATAAAATTAAAACTAACATTTAGAATGTTTTTAACTTTGTGATCAAGACTTCCGTTTAAATATACTTCGTCGACTTTGTTGACTCTTTCTAACAAGCGATCATGCAACATATTTACATGAGCCTTGTCTTGTTCAAATCTTTCTTTAGCAATTCTGTATGCTTCGCCCATTCCTACAATTTGATGTGTAGGTAACGTTCCACTTCTATTGCCTCTTTCGTGTCCGCCACCATGCATTTGTGCTCTTATTCTTGCACGTGGTTTACGGCGAATATATAATGCACCTACGCCTTTTGGACCATATGTTTTGTGTGCAGACAAGCTCATTAAATTTACAGGAAGTTCTGCTAAGTTAATTTCAACTTTGCCTGTAGCCTGAGCCGCATCTACATGAAATGTAATTTTCTTATCAAAGCAAAGTTTACCAATGCCTTCGATATCGTTAAGAGTACCAAGTTCATTATTAATAAACATAATACTTACAAGTATAGTATCTTCTCTGATCGCACTTGCAATCATATCTGCTGTAATTATGCCATCATCATTTGGTTCAAGATATGTAATTTCAAACCCATCACGTTCAAGTTCTCTACAAGGATCAAGTACTGCCTTGTGTTCAATTTTACTTGTAATAATGTGTTTGCCGTTTGTTTCGTAGAATTGTGCTGTGCCTTTAATAGCAAGGTTATCTGCTTCAGTAGCACCACTTGTAAATACAATTTCCCTTGGGTCAGCACCAATAAGGTCTGCTACTTGTTGTCTTGCTGTGTCAATTGCTTGATCAGCTTCCCAACCAAAACTGTGACTTCTACTTGCAGGGTTACCAAACTCTCCTTCAAAGGTGAGGTATTTTGCCATTAAGTTAGCAACTTTCGGATCGCATGGAGTGGTCGATGCGTAGTCTAGGTATATCCTTTTCATAAATTTTTAGTTAAAAATGTATTATAACAAAACTATTAGTTGTTGTCAACCTTTTGGTCATCTTGCTCACCTTCATAGTACTCTTTGTAAGCGTCAATGATTGAGTTTTGTTTTATCATATATGCACGGATCTGTGCATAATTTTTTCTGAAGTTCTCGTAATCTTCATCTGTTAATCCTATTATAACAGGATCAATGTTTTTCTTTTCTAAATCTGCAAATACTTCTTCAGCATTTTCTCGATTAATTATTATCCAACGGACTTGTTCAAGTTCTGCTGGTGCAGGTAAAGGCAAATTAAGAGGTCGTCGTTCTACTTCTGTCTTGAAAACTTCTAATGGCTGAATCGTACTACAACTAGTAAGGAATGTAGTTAGGATTAGCAAGCTCAGGACATACAGTATTGATCTTTGACTTTTTTGTAGCATTTAGTTCCTCTTCAGTTAACTCTGAACCTTGTATAATTTCAAAACAACGTCTTTCGTTAACTTCGTCTTTATTTAAAATTCTCTCTATCGACTTTGGTCTTGATGTTGATAACGCACCAATGTCACGTCTTTCACCGGATGCATTTAACTTATTAAACTTTTCATTTAAGTTGTTATTAGCAGTCTCCAGCATTCTATTTACATCTTCAAGATCATTTCTAACCTTAATAATGGCTTCAAAGTCTGCTTCTTGTTGTGCAATTACAGCCTTTTGTTCGTTGATACCATCTTCAAGTTTTATAATATTAGCCTTTGCCGTATCAAGGTCGCCTTGTAATTTTTTAACATACAAATAGCCGCCGCCGGCAGATGCAAGTAGCACTAGTACAAGTGCTATACGAATAGAGCTAAACAACGTGTTTCTCCACTACATCAAGTAATTCTTGTACAGTTCCTATATCAAATGTTTCTTCTTCAGGTATATTAATATCTAACTTTTCACATATTTGAACTGTTACATCAACTATATCAATTTCGTCACCGTCTAGGTCATCTAAAAAATGACTTGTTTCAGTGATCTCTTTTTTAGTACCGAAATGACCTTCCAGTACTTGCATAACTTGTTCTTTCCACATAATTATTACCCCAAAAGTTCTCCGAGTGTTGCAGGGCCTGCAATGCCGTCTACTACTAAGCCTTTGCTAGACTGCCACTCTTTTAATGCCCGTTCTGTTCCTGGGCCAAAGATTCCATCTGCTCCAATGCCTAATGCTTCCTGCATTAATTTAACACCTTCGCCTTTGCAACCTTTACGTAGTACGCCGATATCATCTACGTCAAAATCATCATCTCCATGATCGTCTGCTAATGATACAGGGTTACCAAATACTTCCATTGCTTTTGTATAACGCTTCTGACGCGACTCAAGACCAATGTTACCACCGTTAATCTTTTTAGTCATTTTTACAACATCATCAGTGTCTGCAATTGAGTTTAAATTATTTGCGTCCCAAAACCAACATGCTGACTCAACAGCACCTTTAGGTGTTGCAACGTATTCAGCAGCTTCTTCTGCTGTCATGTCTACAGTTTTACCAAAACGTGTATAGTTTTCGCGTCCTGTTAATTGCTTTAAGCCACGGCCTCTAAATAACCAACCGTCACCTTCATTGACGTTACCCATTTTGTACTTACGGAATTCATCCATGTATACATAGTTTGCAATTTTTTCTGGGTTGCGAGCATACTCAGCTGCATTACGTCTTGTGTGTCCTGCTGGATGAACGCCAGTACCAAAGTACCTACCAAATACAGCATTAAGTGATTTTTCACTATAGTTTAAGTTTTCTTGCAATGAACGAAAGTTGTTACTTTCATGAGCACACTGACTTATAAAGTGTGCCGCACGTCTTACAGTATTAATACCATACTTAGGCATAATAGCAACCAGTGCTTCGTGCCACGAATCGACATCGTTGTTACCTGGTATTAGTTGTGCTAATTGTTCTTTTTGTAATTCAAAACTCATTTTTAGATCCTTTTTAAAACGAGAGCCTTATCTTTATTTTCAAAGACAAGTTTGTCTCCATACTTACTTATATTATAGTCACCTAAGTACTTTGTCAAATAGAGTACTTCAGGATACGATTCCATAATGTCTAATGTTTCTTTAATATTTGAATACACTTCAGTTCTTTCGCCAAAGTCAATAAGTTCAAATTTAATCGGGTCTGCAAATGCTTTTTTAATTGTTAATTTGTTTTCTAATAAATTGACACTTTCAACAAAACTATTACTAAAGAAGTTTTTATAATTGTCTAAATTTGTTTCATCTACCCTAAGTCCATAGTTTGCTGGATCATTAGGTATAGTTGCTGTTAATTCTTCTTCTGTTACAGACTTTGATTTAAATCCTTTATAATAACGGAATTTAAAATCATCTATGTTTGAAAGTTCTTTTACACCGTCAACGATTTCTAAAATGTTATTGTGGACATCCTTGTCTCTTTCCATTTCAACAAACACTTTATAAGTTCCGTCACTTTGCTCACCCGGTGTTGCATCTGCATCTAACACAAATGAATAACCTTTTTCTAAGAAGTTCATTAAGTCATCTGCCGCTGCCTTTTCCATTACACTAAAACTTAGTGTAACAATATTTTTATCATCGCCCATTTTAGACGCATACGAATCAACTTCGAAGATATCATACATCATGTTTTTTAAATCTCCTGCTTGTAATCCCATTATACTGTTTCTCCTTCTGGAGCCGTAGGTACTGCTTCGTCAGCCGCTTGCGGCGCTGTAGCAACATCTGGTGCCACGGCAGGTTCTTCTTGATATTCTTCTGTAGCAAACTTACCACCGTAAATATCTATTATAAGTTTCTTAGGCATCTGTATTTCTACTACCCAAATATCTTTTCTATCTAATTTACCCTTCTTAGTTCCAGGACGAATATCGTCTGGTACTTTAATTTTACGTGGTTGAATAAGATAGTCTTTACCGTAGGATACTTTGCAATCATAATCAAGTAAACGTTTGCCGCCCATTGGATCTGGCATGTTATCTTTATCCCACATAAATGAGCATGTAACCCAATGACGATCTATAATAGGACCAGCACATAATTCGCCATCCTTCCAGTTTTTATACACATATAGATCTAATTCATCTAAAACACGTTCAAAATCCTTTAAAATATTAAATGATGTATTGCTGTTGTAGATGTTGTCAATGTTCTTTACAATGTTCATTATGTCTTGCATGATGGTATCCTTGATATCTTTGTATACTTATTTATCGGTTTTAAGCAGTTAACAATGTATTTTTACCTTGCGTTATATTGCTAAATATTTTTGTAGGGCAGTGTCCCGACACAGGCCTTACTTAATAAATCCATAGGGAGGACTTAATGGGTGCAAAAAAGAAGTCTCGTCAGAGACAAAGCGTAAACAACTACAGTAACAATGTAGTAGACATAAACATTTATCAAAAGAAAACTTCAGTAAACATACTTCCAAGAAATTTAAACCAAGAATCCTACGTGTTAAGACTGTTAGATCAAAAGAAAGACATAGTCTTCGGTATTGGTCCAGCAGGAACAGGCAAAACCATTTTGGCTGTGCAAGTAGCGGTAAAACTTTTCAAAGAAGGTGCTATTGATAAAATTATCGTAACAAGACCAGCGGTATCGGTCGACGAAGATTTAGGTTTTCTACCAGGCACATTAGAACAAAAAATGGCTCCTTGGACAAGACCAATATTTGATGTTCTTAGAGAATACTTTAATGCAAAAGAAATTGAAGGCATGATCGAAGAAGGCATAATTGAGATTGCTCCATTAGCATTTATGCGTGGGCGAACATTTAAAAATTCTTATATACTGGCAGATGAAATGCAAAATGCTACGCCAAATCAGATGAAAATGTTACTTACACGTTTAGGAGAAGGATCTAGAATGGCAGTCACAGGCGACTTAGCTCAGGCTGATAGACTACTAGATAACGGCTTGCTAGACTTTGTGAAACTACTAGAAGCCTCTAAGGCAAATCATTTGGACATAGTCCGCTTTGAACAAGGAGATATTGAAAGACATAATGCAGTCAAAGAAATATTACAACTATATGGAGATGAATAATATAGAATAGACATCCTTAATTTGTGCCCTGTAACTTTTTTTAAGTGCAGGGCATTTTTAATTAAAGTTCTTTCATTAAAGGAAAGATGTCTGCAATGACTTTGGCGCAAGCATGTGCAATATCCATATGCTCTTGCTGAGTTCCATTGGCGCCTCTTAGATCAATATAATGTATCCAGCTTCTAAGTGTACCGTTCATATAGAGTCTTGTTTTTGTATTTCCTTCTGGTAATACACAACGAGCTTGTTCTTTTGCAATACCTGCTTCAATAGCCCAATTATATGCTTGTTGAGCTCTCCATATTACATCTTGCTGTTCTTGTACCCATCTATCGGCAATAGCGGCCTGTGCAGGGTCTTCTAAGTCAAGAGCAATACTGTTTTGTCTATTTTTAGTGTCTTGTAAACGTGCTTCACGTATTACAAATTGCTCGCCCATTTCTTCTGGGTTAGCATAACGTTGACTAAACTCTTGAAAAGCAAAACTACGATGACGTACAACTTGATGTGCAATGTCTCTAGTAGTGTCAATTTCCATAACAGCATTAACCATCTCTAACGGTGACCAATGTGCATGTTTAATTAGATACTTAATTAGTTTTGCACTTGTTTCACTATTAATTTGTGCTGTAGGATTGCTTACCCTTGCACAAAATGCAATGAGGTCTTGTAAGTTTTCAATACCTTCGTTTGCAAATTCTTCTGTTGGTGTGCTGTATGATACTAGTTTTACTTCTGTCATTACTTTTCCTTTTTTAAATCTTCGCCGTAGCGTCCACGTTCTCTGTTACCGTCACTGTTTAATTCAGTTAGGTCCTGTTGTGTATGTTTGTAATCTTTTTTGTTAAAGATTGCATCATAGTTATCTCTAAACTTTTTAGAGTTACTTTTTGATTGTATACTGTCTCCAGTAATATCGTTTCGGGTAGCCATTTTAATTATTCTCTCTTGTTTTTTCAGCAACTTTGAGCTCGTACATTTCTTCCCAGTACTCAAAGTCTTGTCTTGGCAAACGGTTTGCACAGTTTTCCAAAATTTGTTTTTGTCGAGCTATATCTGCTCCGCCCTTCCATTCAAACTTTTCTTCCATTGTTCTTCCACAAGCAGGACAAAACTCTCCGTTATTGTCGCACTCGGAAATACACGGTGAAATTAATTTAGTCTCCAAGTCCTGGTTCCTCCGAAAACAGATCCATTTTATTTTCTACACCAGCCCAGTCTTCTGCATCTTCAGGGGGCGTTCTAGCCTCAGTAATGTTTGGCCACCTTTGAGCATATTTCTCATTATGTATTTCTAGTACTTTTATTCTGTTAGGATCCCATCCTGGTTCTTGATCACCAATGATTGCATCTACTGGGCATTCTGGTACACAAACTCCACAGTCAATACATTCGTTTGGGTCAATTACTAACATGTTCTTACCTTCGTAAAAACAATCCACAGGACACACTTCTACGCATGTCATATGCTTACAATTAATACAATCTTCTGTAACTAAGTAACTCATTATTCTTCAAATTTTACAACATAATTAGCAGCCACACGTTTCTTTAGTTGTGTCGGTGTACTTGCATGATATAGTTCACTTGGAAATATAACAACTCGACCTTTACGTGGTTCTACTTTGTTAACAATATTATACGATGATTCGTCGTGTTCTAAATTAGGATATTTTATATCTGTAAACACTGTAGGATTATCACCGTCTGTAACATAATATATAATAGAATGCCAACCTGGCTCGTGTCTATCTGCATGTACAGGATGATTCAACCCATCTTCGTATAGTGGAGTATACATTAATGTATTTACTTTACATCGCTGTATACTAATAATTTTTCGGCTAAGTTCCTTTTCAATAAAGTACAAAGGAACATTTAGTAACGGCCAAAGATATGTTCCGTCACCTTCATAAAATGCGGCATGTACTAGTTGATGTTCCTCAACTTCGCCTTTTCTAAGTTGTTTTCCTCTACCGTATGTATGATCAGAATATTGCCACGGGGTGTCCACATGCAACATTGCATTTTCAATTTCATCTACTAGCCTTGTAGGAAATATATTATCAAGGATTTGCATTAAAGCGAAGCCAATCTAATAAGTGTTGCTGCTAAATTAATCTCCGGATCTGCAACTAGAGTATGATCTACTAGTCCTTGTTTAATTACAAGTACAGCTCTGTCCTGCTGTGCATTGTCGCCGAACAGTTCAATGTTGTCATACAACCATCGATAAATTTCTTCCATCTCTTCAGGACGTACAGCACCACAAAGTAACTTACGTGCTTCTTGAATTTTACCTGCCTTAAACAATTCAACCATGTCAAGTTTCCAATCAGCTTCGCCTGTATCGCCTTCATTAGGCTTTAGCAAACTGTTGTCTTGTACATTCATTTGTACTGTGTTAATGCATTTACGCAAGTCTGGATATGTTGCTTTTACATATGTATCTAGTGTATCCAAATCAGGAGTAACACCTTCAGTAATAAGTATTTCAGCGACTCGAGCTGTGAACTCAGTTTGGTCAATTTTAGCAATGTGGAAACCTTGACACCTACTATGCAAAGCGGGAATAACACGATTTGGATAGTTACAAGTAAGAATGAAACGAGCAGTAGTATGATACTCTTCCATAACACCACGCAACGCCGCTTGAGCGTTTGGAGATAAGTAGTCAGCCTCATCTAATAATACAACCTTAAATTCCCCAAATGGAATCATTTGTACAAAGTTTACAATTTTATCACGTACATCATCTACTGAGTTTGTTCGCGATGCGTTTATTTCAAGAATATCTAATTCCTGTATTTCAAGTTCATTGAACAATAATTTTGCAAGTGTTGTCTTACCAATACCTGCATTACCACTAAACAATAAATGTGGAATAGTTTTTTCTTTAATCCAATTATTTACCTGGTTACGTTGTGCTTCGTCGCGAAATACATAACCACTTACCGTCTTAGGACGATACTTCTCTACCCATAATTCTTTCAAGTTCTTCTCCGTATTGTTTCTATTATTTTAACATTTTTTATATGATTTGTCAACGCTCAATGTTTAATTCTTTGTAAGCAACCTGGATTGCTTTTGATTGATAGTAAGCATCTGCTAATGCATTGTGTAAATCGTTTTGTATTGCTTTACGTGGATCTTGTTTACAACACCCAAAAAGTGTTCTAGAATCCCGTATTTGCCAGAAGTTCCACGGAATAGGTCTTCCGCCTTGGCGGAACATGTCTTCCATAATGGTATAGTCAAAACCATATCCTTGTCCCCAAAATGTATCAACACCAACACTAAACTTGCTAATCTGTTTTAAAGCCTCATCTACGCTGACGGCTCCGGTTTGATCAAATGCTTCGTTACGTATCTGTTCATCTTGTTTACCCCACCACTCTATTGTGTCATCACTTGCACTACGACCTAACTTATCTTGATCTTCAATGCAAATTTTAATATAAAACTCTGAATGTGGTTCGTCGTTTGATTTAGGATCAAACTTAACGCCACCTAAACTTAAAACTGTAGCACTTGGTTTTGTGTCAATTGTTTCAAGGTCAATAGAAGCATGTATGCTCATTTTTTAGTATTCTCCTGGCCAATTCCGCCAATAATTAAAAACAGGTATAAAATAGGCCAAGCCCATCCTATTAATGATCCAGTAATATGCAGGTACATTAATACAATTCCGGTTAACCCCATTGTACCCAAACCTGTTAGTTGTGTTGGTAATTTCATAAAAAAACTCCTTAATGCTTACATTATACTGTATAAGCATTAAAGAGTCAAGTTCTTTTGGAAGAATTATTTAAGAAAGTTTGGTTAGATCTGCTTCTTTAATAAACACACCGTCTACCATCATTCCTTTACGATCTTTAATATCGTCATAGGCTACGGAAAGACATTCTTCCATTGTAATACCGTTTCTAGTCATGATGTTAATTAGTACAACCATCATGTCTCCAATATCGTCACGAATATCTTTTCCTTTGCAGATGTTATCACTTAGTTCACCTGCTTCTTGTATCAACTTCATATACTGATCTTTATCAGTACTTCCGTCAATTAAATTACGGTCATGATGCCATTCGGCAATTTTTTCTACGTAGTTCATTTACTAGTCCTTTTCTGGTATAAACGATTGTGGGTCAACGGTGTCTGGACCGTCACTGTATTCTTCACCTAGACGTAAGTCATTTGGTTTCTCATCTGCATAGCCTAGCACACTTTCTGCTTCGACCATTCTAAGTACTAAAACTTCTTCGCCAGTGTCGCATTCAAAACTTCTAGTCCATCGACCGTGTTCGACTAGAACCCATTGTCCTACATTGTAGACATCTTTGTTCTTTGGGCCTTTTGAATATACTTGGCCCCAGCGAGGATAGATGCCTCTAGTTTTACCATCGTCACTTGCAATAATAATTCCGCCTTCAGTTTTTTGTTCACCAAAGTCCATACCAGTAACAAGTACACGATTGCCTATTGCTCTAGGCTTCCCCTTGTGTGTCATTTTGACACCTTTTTGACCTTGTGTTAATCGGTCATAATCAATATATTCAGACATTAGTCACCTTTTTTAACAAAATTGCCATCATCATCTTCTACCCAATCATCGTCAAACTCAGCAAGTTCAGCTTCAGTAGGTTCATTTACTACTTCTTTAGATGCTGCTTTCTTTTGAGCTCTAGTTGTTTTAGGCTTAGATGTTGATTCTTCTACTGCCGCAGGTTCATCTGCAACAATTTTTCCTACACTTTCGTCAGGTACAGTTGCTGGATTATCTGCATAGTAATCTCTAAGTACATCTTCTTTTTTACGTATAATTTTGCCGCCTGGGCCTAATTCGTCGCCACGTGCATTAACTCTAGCATTACCAACTGCCGGAGTCATTTCATTTTTTTGTCTTAAAAGTTCTAAGTCTATGGTTTTACCTTTCATAGTCTTATAAACTTTGTTTACGTTTTTATTCATTGCCATAATAATTCTCCTATTATATACGTATTTATCTAAGGAACTCGCGCCAATCCAGGTCAAACTGAATTGAATTGATCTTGTGTACGCCTATTAAGTATAACACATAACTTGCTACAGAACTACCTCTACCTACACCCCATACAATATCATTTTCACGCATAAAGTCTACTAGATAGATCATATAGCGTAATAAATTGTGCATATCACGTTCGCCATATGCTTCCATTTCTTCCCATATACGATCTTGTACGTGTTGTGGGCAGGGTGTTTCTGCTTTGCCTAGTACATATTCATATACATTAATGTCTTTGTATTCATCAGGCATAAACCATTCACTTTGACATACACCGTCAAAAGTCTGTTGATCTACTTCTAATGGAATATACTTTTGTAGTTTGTTGAGGCCTTGTTCTTCCATAGCCTTATTAAACTTATCTACATCGTCGTTTGCATCGCACAAAACCACATGGACTTTATCCACATGACCTGTATAGATCATATCGACTAAATCTTTGTTAGAGAATCGTGGTATACCGAGTTCGTCAGTTTTCATAAGCATGTATACAGTTTAACTGATATTAATTAAATTGTCAAGATCATTTTCGCCATTTTGTTCTTTAATTTGCTGTTTTGCACGACGAGTACTAAGTTCTTGTCTATAATCATCAAGAATTAGCATGATTTGTTGTTGTACTTCTGGATTAGTTGTTTTCCAATAACGAGAACTTAGATCAATAATTTTATCTTCTAACTCGTTATCTTTTAATGTTCCAACTTTTGTTAGAGGGTGTGTCATTCTTAAGAATATTGTCCTAGATATCTGCCATATACAGTATTACCGCCGTCTGTTGTCCAAAAATCAACAATGTGCGGATTAGCTGAACTGTTAACAACAAATGAATCCCATATTGCATTACCGTCAGTTTTTAAAACGCTACCTAAGCCTGCTGCCCAAGTAACTGTTATAGCATGTCCTGATTGAGCAAAAATTTCACAACGCATTTCAGCATATTCACCTGATGCTGGCCAACCACTAACATTTACTGTCATGTTTGCACTAACACTTGGCGATACTGCACCAACTGTAATTTTATGATAATGTCCGCCTTCAATACCTGAAAAAGAAACATCAAACGGTGATACTTGTTGAGCACTACCTTGAGAACCTGTTTGATGATATGTTTTAGTAATTTCTCTTAATCTCGGATTAATTAATTCAACTGGAACAGCATTTTCACTATCGTAAAAAGTATTGTTTGCATTTAACTTTGCAGTAGTTGTTTGCAAAGATGTTATTTCTGTAGCCGCTGTACCTAAGCCTGTTTTAATTTCACTAAAGTTATCACGAAAGCCTTGGCTATCGTTATCCTGACCTGCTATCGGAAAGTCAGCGTCTATATTTGCGTTGGTTATATTACTTGCCATGTTTTATGTTCTCCTACAACTATTTATCGTTATTAAATATTAAACTCGTAGTTTGCGAAAAGGATGTATTGTTCCTCACTATTACCTTTAGTTGAATCAATTACATATCTATCAACTTCAAACTCTAATGTGCTAAAGTCAAATCCACTGTTTTTAATGTTTATAATTATGTCAGCACTTTGACCAGGCTTACAATAACACAACGGAACTGCTGTAATATATCCTAGTTCTTCAATACTGTTCTCTTGTGGGGTTCTCATCCATAATGGTAAGAAGTTCCCATCTGAAACACCGACTCTAGCAAGTTGGTTTCTCATATTCGTTATGTTACTTATGTATCGTTTATTATCTAAATTTTCACTAATTTTGACAGCATCACTGCTTATATCTATAGGATTAGTCTTAGGTCTAAATCTATCACTGTTTTCATCTATTGTTCCTGATGAGTTATCCTGTGTTTCAAAATTTGATTGATTAATTTTAAGTGCATTGTTAGTTTTAATTTTTATACTTTCTCTAACAACACCTTTGTTAGTATCCGCTGGGTCAATTACATTTACATATACAACTTCGTATACTGAATCATTTGTACCTGGTATTTTTGCAATAGCCGAGTTTATACTACCAAATTTAAATTTTTTGCGTTTATGATTTTTAGAAGCAGCTGCAACATAGTCTTGTATAAACTTAGTTTCAATTCCTGCATACACTAACATTTTAATTTGGTTCTGTATACCAAACTGTATGTCACTTGGTCTATAAATATCACCCGGAGTAAAGATAGTAGGATCACTAATAAAGTTATTAAAGAGTGCTTTTTGTGATTCTTTCATCATTGGTTGTACAATTAAATTACTGTATACAAAATCATTTGGATCGTCAACATTAATAGTAAATGATTTTGTTATTGCACTAAATCCAAATTGGTCTTGTGCGTTAACTGTAAATGTATAAGATTTATCAACAGTTGTACTGTCTCCATCAAATACTAACTCACCAGAATCAAAAGTTGGCAATCCTGATTTAACAAATTTGTAAGGTTCCCATTTAGTAGTTAAATCAGTACTAAAAGATCCACTTGCGGTGTGTGTACTATTTCCAAGATATAAGTTTCCATTATAACTTACAACATCTCCGGCGTTATATACCCTTCCTGATTTCCAAAAAGATCTATAATAGTTTTCACCAAACTGTCTTACCTTACCAAATATTTCACCATCAAGTGCAAGTGTAAGTCCGGGCGGCAATCTACCACTAGTTAAAGTATATCTTATAACAGCATTTGGTACAGATGTTTTAGCCTTAACAGCAAATACACTAGTATAGTTTGCTCCGATGATACCTAACTTACTATCAGATAACCATGTAATAGTTGAATCAACTTCGCCTAGTAATGTTACTGTAAATGTTTTCTTTTTATTTGCTTCAAGAGTACTAGTTGTGCTATCAGTAAGTTCTTCTGTAAACACAAGACCTGCTCTTGTATATGTTTCTAAAGGTCTATTAATAGTGATAGTGTCAAATGCTAATATAGCATTATTAACTTCTGTTATTAAATATGTTTGCCCTTTAATAGTAATAGTTTGATCTAATAAATCAAGAAGTCTATCGTTCTTTTTAATCTTGATTACTGTGTCACCTTTTACAGCATTATCGTGTATAACAATATCTACATTTTCAAATGTAGTTGTTCCTGTTGCTGCGTAACGAACAGCATTTACAGTAAATTTGTATTCTTTTGTAACCGCTGGTTGATATGGAACAACTCCTGCTAATTCACCAGTAGCACTATCAAGTTCTAATCCTGGAGGAATAACACTAGGAGTACCGTCATCGTTTACATCTTCTAATGTAAATCCAACAAATCCTGACAGTGTTTCTTTATCAACAATATCTAAAAATAAAGTAACGTAATTATTTGCACGTCTGTATCCAAGGTTTCCTGGTGTTAGCCATATAGGAGTTCTAACGTGTGTATTGTCTGCACTAAATGTTGCATCACCAATTTGTAATATAGTGTTGTCTGATCTTAAAAAGTCATCGCCGACTACATAGATTCTAAATTTACGTTTGGCTACTGTATCACCGTCTGATACACTTACAGTAAATTGATAATTCCTATTAAGTTTTTTAGGTGATTTGGTCGGTACACTTAGGTCATATGTATCTACATCATAAAAATAACTGTCATATCCGTTTGCTGGTCTTGTACCAAAATCAAATGCATATGCTCCGTATGCGTTATCATCATAATAACCTTGAGCTGCTAATTTGTCTAATGCTAATACTGGATCAACAACTCCACTAATTAATCCCGTAGATGATAATGTAATACCTGGAGGTAATTGTCCGTCACCTGATGCTATAAAATATTCTAATTTTTGTCCAGCTGCTAAATCTTTATCTGTGGCTTGCAATTGATAGTTTATTGGACTTGAGTCTAAAACATATAATGCATCATTATTACCAAGTGCTAGTTCGCCTTCTGGTGTAACCCACACAGGAGCATCGGCTCCTACAATCGTAATTTTAAAAGTTCTATCTTCAACTTCGTCATTAAGTGTTGCTCTTAGTACAAATTTAAACTCTGTTTCTCTTGCAACTTCTAGTGGAGTACCTCTAAGAGTTGTACCGTCAATTCTTAGCCCCGGGGGAATATTTCCGCTAATCAATGCTATTGTAGTACCAACAGGAACTGCTAACTGAATTGCGTTAGCACCACTTAATGATACTGATTCGTTATATGTTCCTAAACTTAGGTTATTTTGTACTGTCCAGATGTTCGCCATTCAAGGTTATTCCTTTATTTAGAATGCCGGTATATTAATTGAGCCAGCATCTAGTGTTATGTTAGGAGATGCTGTACCAATACCACCGAAGTCTACGTTTACTGTTTTAAATAAAAAGTCGTAAATATTTGTAACTGCTACATCACCAATAGATCCAAAGTCCCAACTATTGCTAGGTTGTCGATAAAAGTCTAACTCTCTAATATCAATATTATGTACATTACCAGTAACATTACCAGTAAGATTACCTAGTACACTAACTGCTGTTAGTGTTTGTATGTTGCCAATACTTTGTCCGTTTGCATCTAAAGAAGCACTTAGTTGCGGTGCTGGGTCTTGCGAAAGACTACCTAACGCACTAGAATCAATTCTAATGTTATTACCGTCTCTTGTAGTAGTTACTAAAGTTCCGCCCTGTATAGTAACTGTAGTATTTTCAGTTACCGTTAAACTACCGGTGTCTCCTGCAACGATAAACTGTGTTACACCTGCATCAACGTCAATTGTAATTTCATTATCTGTTGATGTTAGTGTTGCATTTTGTCCGCCGATTAATGATTTAAATCTTAAATCGTTTACGTTTGTATCAAAGTAAAGTCCGCTTCCTGTTCCTAAATTTGTTACAGTAGTTGCTTCAGGAGTTCTCGCATCTAAATCAGAAAAGTTAAATACAACCTTTTCAAATGCTTCTCTTAAATCGTCACCTGTCCCGTCGTTAGCAACATTTCCTAAATTAATTGTTTTTAATGCCATCTATTTAACTCCTGTGTACATGTATTTATTATAAGCGACCAACTACAACTTCTACAGTGCCTTTGCCGTCATCTTCTTTTGTTCCTACAGCCTTACCAATTACAGTACCCATCTTAGGATCGTTATCAACAATAGCATATCCAGGAACAGCACTAGTTACAAGCATGTCACCTTTAGCAACAGTACCAATTACTTTACAAGGAACACGCCCTGTTAGTGCTAATGGAACAACAGTATCGCCTTCTAACTGATTGTTCATTAAGTATGCAGGATCAGTTGATACAACACCTGCTACTTTACGATCACCTTTTATTGTACAAGCAGTAATTTCTTCAGCGCCGCCAAATACAACAACAGTACCTGGTTCGTATGCTTCGTCACCTACGTATTTCTCTGCCAAGTCAGCGTAGTTTGCTGACGATGCTGTAGCATTAAGCGTTTGAGTACCAACATTAAAACTAAGTCCTCCGCTGTCTGTTCTTGCCGCATTATTACCAGTGTTACTACCAACTAATACAAGATTAAAACTACCAGTAGTTGGTTCTGAACCTACAGCGTTAACAGCAAAATTAGCTGCGTTCGTTGCATCTGAAACACCACCTGAGCTTGTAGCATATCCTTTACCTTCAACAAAGTTTTTAA